TCATATAGTAATATCATCCCACTCACTACCACGGCTATCTTGATACTTAGCGGTCATCTGTGCTGATTTGTGGCCTAATAAATGTTGGGCGAACTCGCCACCTTTGGCGTCAGTATACAGTCTTGCGGATAAACTTCTTATCTCATGAAAAGATGGCGGTTTTCCTTTCCATTGAAGTCCAGACTTCAGGCGCGCATTCATAAACCCCTCTGTCATAGTCCTCTCAGCTACAAATCCCCCTCTATTTGTTGAAAGTACAAAATCTGTATTACCAAACAGCGATTTGCATTTATCGATCACTGATCGCAAATCGATACCGTTGATGCTTATTGATAAAGGTATTGATAATTTTGCTTGTGTCTTCCTCTGTATTATCCATAATTTATCATCGTGAATATCTTCCCATTTCAGTTTGCATATATCACCAAGTCGCTGCCCGGTTATAAGTGCTAAGTCCATACTTAGCCCAGCCCACGGAGGTAGCTCATTGGCTGAATATCTGATTATTTTATAGTTTTCTAATGTCAGCCTGGATCGCATGACTTCAACCTTTGGGGTTCTTGTTGCTTCGACCGGGTTAGCATTAATATGACCTTCGGAGATTGCCTCTCGAAATAGGTCAAGCAATGCACCCCGCATTAATTTTGCACTGGCAGACTTGCCTTGATTTACTTGAGTGTTAATAAATCCAGCAATATCTTTTGTTGTTATGCTGGCTAAACTGGAATTATTGAATGATGTTCTAAAAATACCTATCCAGCTTTTATAATTTACAAGTGTGCTTTTCTTTAATCCCCTGGTATTAACAATTTCATAATAGCGATCTAGCCATTCATGAAATGTCATTGTGTTTTCAGCGTTTATTCGATCAACTAGTTTTATTATGTCCGGGTATATTAATTGCATATTTGCTTCTACGGCTTGATTGATAGCCTCGCGTTTATCAATGCCAACCCCGTACTCCTTACCCGTCCTTGGGTCTCGGTAGCAGTAATAGCCGTTATTTCTTACGTATAAGTTTGGCGGTAGCCCGCGATTGGCGTGATTGCGTGGTCGGCCCATTAACTCTCTCCATGAGGCTTACTATGTTTATTTTCTGGGAGTTGCGGGGATCATGCTTTACGGCCGCAGAATCTATCAGGTACTCATATCCGTCAAACTCCGGTGCAGGGTAAAGCATGCCAGCGCGCGCCCAGCGCCTCACTGTTTCCATGCATCGTTTTCGTGGCTGTTGCTCATTCCATTCTTTGAGACTGATTTTCAATGAGTTGGGTTGAGCCTTATGGAGGGCGGCTATTTTTTTTTGCGTCGTGTTGTTTCTCATGGTCTTGCCTCTGTATTATTCGTGCGATTGCTCTGTCGGTCTCAGAACATGCCCACTGTATATCTTGGTCGGTGAGTTGCTGTTTGCGTGCGCTGGCTGATAACTTGCCAATCTTAATATCGAAGTCGGTCAATAGGCGTTTGCCCGGCTGCCATGGCTGCATGGTGGTTTTCCCTAGTGTTGGTTTACCACCATGCTAGCGGGGCCGTCTCATTATTTCTGATTAAGCAAAATCAACTTTTCAGTAACTTCTTGTGGTGGGGTGCCGCTAATACGAACATCTACCGGAAAATCGTAGTTAACATCACAGCGGCGATCAGTGTGGATAGTTCCTGTTCGCCCGTCTGGAAGTGTTATATACGCCAGCTCGTGCCGCTTTTGTGTCTTTCTTAGCATTGGTCTTGCCTCAATAATGCCCCGTTGGTCCGGGGCTGAATAAATTAACGAACCTGCAAAGATCTTGGTCCAATTTCAATGCGCGCACCTGGTATTGGGTTTTTAAACACCTCGCTGATCTCTTTACCTTCCTCAAGTGCTTTAGCCTCAGCCTCTTCCATGGCCTTTTTAATGGCGCTCTTGATTTCATCAGCTTTAGGGGTATAGATAATTTGGCTGGCGACATCGACATAATCATCAGGTAGTGATTCCACATTTTCGACCACTAACTTCTCCCGCCCTTTAACAGCCGTAAACGTGTTTTGCGTCGTTTTTAACCCCTTCATTTCAGCCATGACAAGGCACTGAAGCATATAGTCGCGTAATTGCCCGGCGCTTGTTTGATGGCTTTTTTTGCGCCCGGCTAGGCGCTTTGATTCTTTGTCGCAAATTTCAGCCTGCCCCTCGATATGACGAACAGCGGCCATAGCCGAATCCAGCTTATCCCCCAACGAACCCTCGATCGCTTCCAATGTATCTGCGATCATTTCGGGGGTTAAGTCGTCAGATGTTTCCACAAATTCAAGAAACTTTTTACGGTCGAAAGCTAAATCTATAGTGCGTACACTCATGATGTTTTCTCCGCAGTATCTTCAAATTTGATCAGGCATTCAGCTTTAATTTCATTCAGCCGGCGCAAGCGGCCAGTCAAATATTTCTCATATTCTTTATCACCAATAGCCTTGGCATTTTTAATGTGAGCATCCATCACGCGAGTTAACGTTGAGCAAATTTTATTGACTTCATTTACTGTCACAGCGGAGCGCATTGTTTCGGTGTTGGCTTTAAATTTATCATCCAGCTCTTCGCGTAAACGGACTGAATCCTCTGCTTTATTGCTAGCGTTTATAATGCTGAACTCGAGGCTGTTATCAGCGTTATATTCAGCATCATCAAACATACCCATGAATACATCAGCACTGAAACCAAGCTGTGCTAATGCCTTGGTAGTGGCATCGGTCAGGCTTTTCTTGCTGATCTCATCATCACAAGTAAACCCATATGTGCTTTGATAAATATGTTTTGTATGGCCGAATGCTGTGAACCTTCCCCGCATTTCCCCGAGGCGGTACCACAATTCAATTCGCATGGTGTGGTTCGATGTACGGAGGATCATTCCGTCACCGTCACGCATTGGTTTACGTCCAATTTCGCGGTTATTACTGTCGAGGATTGCTTCCATAAATGGGATGCCGGGTACAAAATCTTCGCTGATAATATCCACTCCCCAACCACTGCCGAAAGGCCCAAAAATTTCGGTTGCTCTCATCGCTTGATAAGTTGGGTTGATGCTGGTCACAGAGCGAATGATTTTGCCGTTCTTTTCTGTATCTTTGCGCTTTGTTCTCGCCGGGTCAGTGCGTTGTACTAATTTCCAAATACATAAATTATCTTGAGAGGCTTTTGATAGTTTCGAAATGTCATTATCAATTTGGGATGCTCGTTGTTGGAACGTATCTGTATTGACCTCAACTGTTGCCGCTTCGGTTGGCTGCGTTATTTCGGCGGCTATTTCTGATTGTGCTGGTTTCTCATCAGTTGAGGCGTAAACGCTGTAGCCCAACTGATCCAATGTCTCTTTAGCCTGCTGAGCGACATTATCAGTGATAGGTTCCTGTGCAGGATTTTCCTGTTCTGTTGCAATGATTGGCGGTTTTGTTTCAGTTTCTAGCTCAGAATTGGCAACCAGAGCCAGTTTGGTTTCACTGTTTGCCGCTGGTTGTGGTTCACCACCGACTAGACCGTCAATTGAGAACTTACCGTCACCCAAATTTTTAACTGCAGGTTGCGGCCCCTTGACAGCGAGACACTGTGAGATAAATTCTTTTCTAGCTGCGGCGTCCGTCAGGAAGATAGGTTTCTCTTTGCCCGCACGGACAACTTCAAAGATAGTTTCGCGTGGAATAGATAACGCATTATTGCGAACGCGAAATTCTGTGGACCATTTGCGCCATGCTTCGTCGTTACCATCCATAAGCTCTTTTGCTTGCTTCATTTCTGCTGAGTGTATTTCCCAGCAGTTAAAATCAGCAGGCACCAATGCGAGAGCAACTTCGAGATCAAGCGTTTTATATGTGTGCTCAAAGCTACGTTTAATTGACGAATTAAGATCAGGTGTATTTATATGAGTAACTTTTTTTGTCCCGGTTAACTCGTCACGATTGCTGGGTTCATTAACCCATTTTTCAGCAAAGTTACGCACATCCCTGAACCCAGGTATTTTGGGGAATTTCTTATTTATGGCATCAATAAGTTTTTTAATTGACTGCGGATACATCGCACCAATTGCAGGAATACAGGTGAGTGCCATGTATATCGAACTTATTTCTGGTTCAGCGTCGTCGTCATTAATTAAGTCATACACAAGTGATAGCTCATGTGAATCAATGTCACGCGCACCGTACAATATTACGCTCCCAACTTTGGCTCCAATACCCAATTTGTTGAAGTCTACCGGAGTCGTAGCATTGTCCTCTCTTACCCCCTCGTTAGGCAGCGGGGCCGCATTAGGCGTCCATACTTTGCCATCAAAAGTATTATCCTGTGCGAACTGCTCATCGAATTGGCCGATGCGGCCACGCGGTTGGCCGACAGCATCCTCACAGATTTTCGGATCAGTAAAGTTATCACCGGCTGCGGGGTAGGCTTCCCACAATTTACCAATGGCCAGTGCAGATGCCATTTTCTTATTTATGGCCTCCAGCGCGATAACCAGTGGTATAGCCCCATTTTTGAGAGCCGCTTTTTTCGGCTCGAATAAACAAATAAATACAGTCATGTTGGTCTTGCCTCTTTGGTTTTCAAACGGTTTTTGGTCTTGATATATGGCTAATTAAAAAGGAATTTCGGTACAGTCAGATACGTTCGCTGGAGTGGTGTGCTCGATGCAGAGCAACGCCTGAATCTGATCATCAATAAGGGATAGTCTCCGATGCGACTCCGCCGCGATTTGTTCTTTCTGACTACGGAGTGAATCAACCTTTTTACTGATAATTTCAAAAGGGTCAGGCTCGTTAAACGTAATCGTAATTTCGCGAGTTTCGAGTAACACGCACTTTTCTGAGTAATGTGACATGTCACACGCATGGACAATAAAGCGGTCATCTTTCGTTCTTGAATATGGATTGGTGTGTATGTAGAGCGTGGCAGTTAACTGTAGTGCTGTCATAGCAACTCCTGATATACTGGTTTTAAGGTCGATGGCGTAAGCCGTTGGTCTTGCCTCTGTTAACGGGTTGGTCCCCGTTAGCTTCCCGGTTAACTTTGGTCGGTGACCCGGGGTAAAGAAGCCCACTTCGGTGGGTTTTTTTACATCTGTAATTTGGTGCCCATTACGCCGGGCCAGCGGGTCAGTTTTTGGTCTTGCCTCGCCACATTTTCTCGCTGTGGCTACGTTATAGGTTTGGGCTGCTGCGCCGTGGTAATCATGCCGAGCCTTGGCGCGGGGTTCTCCTCCAGTGCAACAGCCCAAATTCTGTTATTACCGTACTTTGACTACTTGATAATCCCGCCCAGTATTACGTGCGTAATCATCAGCTTCTTTGCGCGTTGGGTAAGTATTTCCGTTAGCCCAATATCCAAAGTAGCGATATTGGATCTGGAATTTACCCACTTGCTTTTTGGTTGCCTTCATAACATATCCCCGTGCCGTCTTCCCGGCTGCCAGAACGTACTAACCTAAACTTGCGAATCATCCGGTGTTTCGTATGCCACCGGCAGCTACTTCGTGGGCGTCCTGCCTGTTCGCATCGGCTGCTGTGCCGTGTTGATGAGGATAAATTACAAGTATTAATTGAATATATCAAGCGGTATTTGTAATTATATTTTGTATTAAATAACAAGAGAAACTTGTAAATGCCGATTGTATTTATAGGTTCTGGAGGTTATTTGAGTAAAAAAAGCCGATATTATATCGGCTTAGTACTTAGAAATGCGGGGAGTGTTAGGGTTAACCATGTCTCTTGTAAGCGCGAGATTGGCTTAATAGGACTTTACCAGTAACGAAGAATTGGTCTTGGTCACTTTCGTTGATAAACCATTCTCGATATTTTGCATTATCAGAAATAACGAGTAACTGATCTTTGAGCATTTGCAGTCTTTTAACATGAAGAGTCTGCCCATATACAAAGACATATATACCATCACCATCAAAGTAATTTATATGTGTATCAATAAAAATCTGATCACCAACTTCAATGGTTCCCTGCATGCTGTCGCCGTTGACTGTAATCATCTTTATTATTGAGCTCGGTCGTCCGCCAAAAAGATTTCTAGCCTCTTCACTCGTATACTCGATAGAGCGGATGGTTTCTACAAACTCTCCCTTAGTGATAATTCCAGGACCAGCACTAGCTTCAATATCAAGAAACTCAACTCGGTAAGTCTGACTGTGATTTGATGGTGGCCCCTTTATCTCGTGAGTAGCTGTTGAACCAGATTCTGTCCCGCTAGGGTCCTTCATTAAAAACCAGTGTTCAGGATATCCAGAAACAGCCGAAAGCGCCGCTAGGCTTTTGCCACGCGGTGATGTTTTCCCACTGACCCAGAACTGAACCGACTGAGGAGTAACGCTAAGTCGGCGAGCTAAGTCGGATTGATTCCAACCTTTTTCCGCCAGTAACTGGGATATACGTGTTGCTGAAGTCATATTTTTACTTTTTTCCATACAGAAGATACTACAAGTATTCCTTGTAGCTTTCATTTCAAGAAAAACTTGATTATTATGATTTGAAATTGTAAGATTTGCTTGTAAACAACAAGGAGGAATCATGACACCTGAAACTAAGCAAAAAATTACCAATATCGCCAATCAATCAGAAATTGCACGTCGTGTTGAGGAAAAACCTCAAACGGTAAATCTCTGGTTTAAAAACGGTGTACCCCCAAAAAAAGTTTTTAAACTCTGTGCATGTCTTGGCTGGAAAGTTACACCGCATGAGATTGCTCCGGATATTTATCCGAATCCAAATGATGGATTGCCGGGTGAGACAGAAGCTTAACCAAACCCCACACACAAATCTGATTATCGATAATCAATTTTCGGCGACAGGAGACGCAACGTGGAACAACAAATCAAAGCCCTTAAAGCCGAAGTTCAGGCGTGGGCGTCAGAGCGGGGGCAGGAGCATGTAGCTATCGAGATCAGCAGAATGTTTTTCTTGCTCAATATCAACACAGGTTCAGTTCGTCTCACTCCCATTGAAAACGGGCAGGGCGGCGCTGATTGGAAATCTATCAACAACAACCGGCAGCAGTTATTTCGCTGGCTGCGCGGGGATTCAAAAGCATCAATGCGAAAGGTCTTGGAATTATCACCGGTACTTAAAGCTGCACTCCCGGCAGAACGGCGGGCCAGAGTGAATGGCGAGACCGTTAATTATTTGGTTTCGATTGCCAGCCGAGAGTTTGCCGCAGCAATTAGCGCGGTTCTATTAGATGGCTGTGACATGTCACAAAGAATATCAGGCGCTGTTGCGGCACTTCACGCAATCAGACCACAACACCACCGGCTGACCACCGTCTAAAACAGAGGCAAGACCAATGCTTACATCTATCGACAAAATTACCTGGTGCAATGGGTTCAGGCTAAACGGCCAACCAGCAAGCATGGCTGACGTAGCGCCAATTTTTGCAGGGCGTCAGGTGGCCGCATATAGCGTGTGGGAACAGTACGAGCAGAAGAAAGCAGACCTGCGCCTGATGAACCTATCAGCTGACGATTATCAGTCTGCCTGTCGGCAAATAGCCGAAGCGCTGGGGATCTGACTATGAGTATGAATCTAATGGCTAAGGCCATGAGCATCAAAGTTGGCAACCCATTACGTAAATTGGTGCTGATAAAATTAGCTGATAATGCGAACGATCAGGGCGAGTGCTGGCCATCGGTTCCCTACATTGCTGAACAGTGTGAAATATCCGAACGCTCAGTACAGAATCATATCCAAAAACTGGTAAAAAATGGGTTGGTTAGGATTGAAGAGCGTAAATCTGAAAATGGCTTAAATCGCTCAAATGTTTATCACCTGCGCTTAAATTCCGCTGGTGCAAATGCTGCACCCTATGGTGAATCTCCTGCACCCTCTGGTGCAAATGGTGCACCGGTTAGTGGTGCAAATGCTGCACCCAGAACCAGTCACTCTTTTGAACCAGTCATAGATCCAAATATACCCCTTACCCCTCAAGGGGTAACCGAAAATATTCTCGCTGACGCTGAAAGGGCTTTGGCGTATTACAACGAACTCACCCACACCCGATGTGAAGACCCTGGGCCATTTGAGACCTTGCTGACGTCAACCAAGTCACGGAAAGCCTACGCGCTGGCTGATTTGCAGTTGGTGACCCACTGGGTGGTCAGCACATGGAAACCCCGCAACGGCAAGTATGCCAAACCTGCGAGTATCTGCCGTGTGAATCGGTTTGATGGTTATCTGGCCGATGCCCGTGCATGGTCTGAATCCGCAGGGCGGATTGATTGCGATGCGGTCGTTGCTGCGTACAACCGTGTGTTCAGCGATGTTTTGCCACCGGCTGAAATCGATCAAGACCGTAAGCATACTATCCGCGAATTACTCCAATACCTCAAAACCAAAGACCTTGAAGCGTTTCAGGGCTACTTCGAGGCGTTCCGCGAACAGGCACCGGTATTTTATTTCGGTGGTGATGATGGTACGCACTGGCGCGCCAATTTTGATTATTTGATGAAGCCGGATGTGTTGAGAAAAACCCGCGATGGTGCGCTATGAAACCTCAAGAGTTAGAAGCCGCAATTCTATCCGGCCTGCTGTACGGCGGCTCTACGCCAGATGCGCTGGAAGTGATTGCCACCCTGCCAGAAGAAGCATTCAGCATCAGGATTTATCGTTCTGCCTACGCGGAAATTAGAAAACAGGCACTGACCAAGGGATTGATCGATGTCCTGTTCGTCAGTGAGGCGTTGGGCGGTAGTAGCCTGGCGACGTTATCTGAAATTGTCCGTATGCCGGGCAACGTGGCGAACCTGAAAGGATATGCAGCACACGCTCGTAAGACCTGGTACAGCCGAACCATGACCGGGCTATTTCAGACTGCGGCTGATGGTATCCGGGGAGCGAACAATCAGGAACAGCGAGATCAGGTGATACAGGGCGCGGTAACACAGCTAATTGATATGACGGCAGATAGCGGCGGCATCATTCCTGTACATCTGAACGACTTGTTGCCTGGCTACATGGATATGCTGGATAAACGCATGAATGGTGAAATTGAGTCAATGAACTTGCATACAGGCATTGACGAGCTGGATGCAATAACCGGCGGCTTTAACCCTCAGGATTTGGTTGTCATCGCCGGGCGTCCGGGAATGGGTAAGACTGAGTTTGCATTAAAGATTGTTGAGGGTGCCACACAGAACGGCGGCGGGGCGCTGATATTCAGTATGGAAATGGCTTCCCTACAGATGGTGGAGCGTTCCGTTGCCGGGGCCGGTAATTTGCCAGTGTCCAAATTGCGCGACCCTAAAACGTTATGTGATGAAGACTGGGCGCGTATTAACTCCGCGCTACAGGCATTGAATGGCCGTGATATTTGGATTGTTGATGCCAGCGAACTGACCATCGATCAGATACGGGCCATAGCGGAAACGCACAAGCGCCGGTACCCAAAGCTGAGAATGGTGATGGTTGATTATCTTGGCCTGATTACCAAACCAAAGGCGGAGCGTAATGACCTGTCGATCGGCATCATTTCACGCGGATTAAAAACACTGGCCGGTCGGATAAATACCCCGATTTTTGCCCTTAGCCAGTTATCACGAAAAGTAGATGAACGGCCACCGGGTAGCCGCAGGCCAATCAGTTCCGACCTCAGAGACTCCGGTTCAATTGAGCAGGACGCCGATAGCATCATCATGCTGTATCGAGAGGCGGTTTATAACGCAGATAGTCCGGCCGCAAGATTTGCCGAGGCTATTGTGACTAAAAACAGATTTGGCGAGCCTGGCACCGTTTATCAGGAATTTAAAAACGGCCACTTTTTACCTGTGGATCAACTGGTGGCAAAGGAAGCTAGCCGAATTGCAAAAGAGGCATCAAGGCCACCGGCCAAAGAAAAACACTATTCAACACCAAAATTTTAATCGCGCCTGACCAGCGTTTAAGTCACCCAAGAAGAGGCAAGACCATGAAAAAACGTGAACTAACTACCCGTGAGCTGGCTAGCGTTATGCTGGGCCAAAGCATGAACTATAACCAGATGTTCGAGGCTATTGCTTTAAAATTCCCTAATGCTGAAATGTCTATTAGCGTTCTGCGTATCCGTGTGAGAAGCATGGTGCTCTCACCTCATGCAGACATTACCCGCCGCAATGGTCGAAAGACTCAATACACCCTCAACAGTATCTCAGAGGATTTTTTCCGATTCTCTGACACGCAAGTAAAACGCCATAAAAGCGAACCTCGCACCAAATCCGCCCGCATGCCTTTTGATGAAAAGGAAAGGGTGTATTGCTTACGGATATCAATGATAGATCAATTGCTGCGTAACGTACGCTTAGCACATTAACCATGGCCGGGCAATCGGATTATCTCCCGCCCGGACTCCCGTACAACATTTGCCTCTGGCCTCAGGAATACCAAGAAAAGCTAAATCTTGATTTGAGAGCCAGCGGCTTAATCAAAAATCTGTACGAGCGCCGAACAAACCGCGCTCACGTACTGGAAGCGATTGAACGGGTACCGGTGCATTATCGGGAATTTTTTAAACAGCGCTTAAATTACTGGCGTGACCGTAGAGACCACAGAGGCGAGACCAAATGAATATATCAACCGATGGCATGATTGCTGCGATTCGTTCAGCGGCCGAGAGAGTAGAACCGCGTGAAAGTGAGGTGCTAAATGGCATCGCTGACCGCATAGCGGAGCTGGTGGCATTATCTAATAAGAACCGGCGCACAGCGAAGCACTACGAGCGTGAGTGCTTGGAGTGGCAGGGGAAATATAATGTAATTGTTGCTGAAAATGCCGTACTCCAACAAGCCTGCGTCCATGTGTATAGCGCGGGTTACAACAGAGGACACCTGAATACGGTAGATGGCATACCGTCATGTGGCGATTATGAAGAGGACGCATTTGAGGCGCTATACGAAGTAATTAATGTCCCTGCAACCACTCTGGCTCTGAATGATGTCGAGGCGAGCGGTGTTGAGAAATTTGCGCAATACCGTCACGTACAAGCCTTTGACGTTGGTGTAATGGCAGATACAGGTGAGATTACCAATATTCTTGATTTCGCAACAAAACTACGTGAGGGGGCACAATGATCTGGCCTACTGAAGTTCAGCAATGTGCCTCATCAGTCATTCCTGTTCACCCAATGAGTGAGCCAGAGCAACAGCAGCTACTGGCCAATATGAACCAAATGTTTTTGACGCGGGAAGATCCGCGCAACATTCAAAAGGCGGCTCATGCATGGGCGCGGCGCAAAGAAATCACAGTTGCACGACCTGATTTGCAGGATGGTCTGGTTGTCGTTGGGTTTGCTGGTGGCGGTGGGAGCTGCGAGGGAATCAAGCAAGCATTAGGCTATGAACCACACATCGCGATGAACCATAACCCTGTGGCGATGGCGATGCATGCCATCAATCACCCACGTACGTTGCATTACCCTGAGGATATTTTCAGTGTTGACCCGCTCATATCAACGGGCGGTTTGCCGGTATTGTTGGGTTGGTTCAGTCCTGATTGCCGCCATTTCTCCAAAGCGAAAGGCGGTACACCAGTCAAGAAAGAGATCAGAGGTTTAGCCTGGGTAGTCTTGCGTTGGGCGCTAGCAGTGCGTCCCCGCTTTCTGATGCTGGAGAACGTCGAAGAATTTCGCGGCTGGGGGCCACTTCTGACGGATAGCGAAGGTAATCACCGACCCGACCCCGCCCGTAAGGGAGAGACGTTCAAAGCATTTATTGGCATGCTGAGTGCTGGGATTGATGCCAATCACCCGGCATTGGTCGAAGTGTGTGAGTTCTTGAAGATAGATATCAATGGCTCCGAGGCGGCAAGGTTGGTTTCTGGGCTGGGTTATAGCGTTGACCACAGGGAAATGAAAGCCTGTGATTACGGCACACCTACCATCAGAAAGCGGCTGTTTGTGGTTGGGCGATGCGACGGTGAACCGGTTGTATGGCCAGAGCCAAGCCATGGTGCACCCAACTCTACTGATGTGCTTTCCGGCATGCTGCAACCTTGGCGAACGGCGGCAGAGTGTATTGACTGGAGCCAGCCAACACGTTCTATTTTCGGTCGCAAAAAGGATTTGGCTGATAATACCTTGCGGCGCATCGTCAAAGGGTTGCAGCGGTTTGTTATTGATAACCCTAATCCATTTATTGTGCGGCTGGGCCAAACTGGTTTCGGTGGTGACCGCCTGCAGTATCCGCTAGACCAGCCACTAACCACAATTACAAGCAAGGCCGAGCATTTATTGCTGGAGCCGTATGCAGTGAAGTGCAACCACACCAGCACCAAAACCAAATATGATTGCTTCCGTGGGCAGTCATTACGCGATCCGTTACAGACCATCACCAGAACCCACGGTTTTGCTATCGCTGCGCCGGTGGTTGTGCGTCAGTTCGGCAATAGCACGGCAAATGATATCAATGCACCGCTGGGTACCGTTACGGCGGGTGGGGGCGGTAAAAGCCAGTTAGCCAGTGCAATACTGGCACCGCATATAACCAAATTTAGAACTGGCGCTATAGGCCAACAATGTGATGAGCCATTATCCACAATCACCGCCGGTACATCGGTTCGCCCTGGTGGTAATGGTCATGCCATGGGTATGGTCACCGCCCATTTGGTAAAGCATTACGGTGGCAATTATACCGGTGCTGGGATTGAGATTAACCAGCCATTGCATACTATTACCACGGTTGATCACCATGCGCTTTGTACATCTCACCTAGTGCAATTGCGCGGCACATGTCGCGATGGTAAACCTATCACTGAACCGGTACCGACTTTAACAGCCGGCGGTAATCATGTCGGGATGGTTAACGCGTTTTTAACCAAGTATTACGGTACCGGTGGCTCAGTAGATCTCTCAGAACCGATACACGCGGTGACGACCAAAGAACGCTTTGGCTTGGTGGAAAACAATTTTGATGTAGAACCTCTGACCGACGAGCAACGCTATAACGCCTGGAACTGTGCGCGGCTGGTGGATGATTTCAGCGATTCACCGGACGACTGGCATTTATTCCCCGCACCACGGCAGCAATTTTTATCGGTAGGCGAATACATCATCGTTGATATCTGCATGCGGATGCTGATTGCCCGTGAGCTGTACAACGCCAGCGGGTTCCCGCCAGATTACATTATTGACCGCGATATTGATGGCACCCTCTGGCCCAAATCTGAACAAGTAGCAAGATGTGGCAATGCTGTGCCGCCACCATTCGCTGAGGCACTGGTAAGGGCTAACATGCCGGAGTTGTGTATCTGGAGGATGGCGGCATGACTGACACCAAAGAGCGGGCTGCGGCCCGTAAACGCTTACAGCGTCAGAAAGAGCGTGATAGTGGTACCCATAAATTAATGGTGACACTGGATCAGCAAGAGAAAGAAATGTTACAACGGAACTGTGCTTTAAGACGACCGCAGCGGGAACCATATGACATGGATGAGTATATCACTATGCTGATCCGCAAAGATGATGCTGAGGTTAAGGCAAAAATGGCGGAACTGTTAGAACGTCGCTGTGGGAAATGTGGTGATGTTCTACCCGGTGAGACCGATGGTTGTTTGTTAATTGGTGACTCAGAATGCTGGCAACATTTCGGATGGCATGAGTTGAAATTATAAATATTATTTATATTAGCAAAGGATAAAAATGAAAATATCAACTATCTGCCCTAAATGTTATAATGAAAACATAAATAAAGAAAAATCCAAGCATTTAGTTAGTTACGATATAGATTACTTTGATGATAGATTGGTTAAATTATTATGTAACGAATCACACGATATTAATATCGGTATCAGCAATGAGAAGTTTCAAATCCTATTTTCTTCCTCCATTGACACCTACTTGTCTGGGCATACCATTGAGTCTACGAGTAGTGCTTGGGCTGCATTTGAAAGATTTCTAGAGTTTATGATTAGAGTTTTCACATTTCCTCATAAAGTTGGCATGGAAGATTATTATATTAATTTCAATGATGTGTCCGGCTCTAGTGAACGACAGGTTGGAGGGTTTTTATTTTTGTATTTAATATCAGTTAACGAACCGTATGTATTTAATAAAAGATTGAATACAATTAAAGATAAAAGAAATTCATTTATTCATAAAGGGATTATTCCTAACAGAGAGGATGCGTTTTATTTTCTCAAAACATTATATAATGAAACCCTTTCTATTTTGAATAAGATATCTAAGCATCCTGAATTGATGAAAAGCATGGCTCAAGTTGTAAATGAAAGAAAACCAAAGTCTATAGGTAGTACAATTTATACTCGCCGTGTGATCCCAGACATTTTTTATACTATAGATAAGAGAGATAGTGTGAGTATATTTGATCAGTCTTTCGAAGATGTAGTTGCTGAACATAAAGAGCGCAAAGAACAAAATATTTGATATAATGACTACATCGGTCTGAACACCCGATAACCTAAATATCGTGCTGCTGTGCCATACATCCGGGGGCGGAAATGGCGCAGTATAGTTTTACCAAATCAACAGGTGGGATCTTGGTACCGGCTACGCCGGATGCTGAGGATTTTGTCAAAAATACCAAGCTGGGGACTATTGTCACCGGCGAATTTAAACGTGTGCGTAATGCACCGTTTCACCGTAAATTCTTCTCGTTGCTCAACTTAGGCTTTGAATATTGGGAGCCAAAGGGCGGGGCGATATCACCATTCGAACTAAAATTCCTGCGTGGCTATGTAAGCCAACTTATTTCCTATGTTGGAAATGAGGGCGTACTTCATGAGATAGCTGACGATTATCTGGCGTTGGTAGCCGGTAAACGTGCTGCAAACTTATCTACCGCAAAATCATTCCATGCTTTTCGCCGTTGGGTAACTGTCGAATCCGGCCATTATGATCTGTTCGAATTACCGGACGGCTCAACTCTGCGCGAACCTCGCTCTATTTCATTCGCGAAAATGGACGAGCTGGAATTCAACGACTTATACAAATCAGTGCTGAATGTTCTGTGGACTTTCATTCTCAGTAAATCATTCAGTCATCCATCTGAGGCGGAGAACGCCGCCAGTCAATTAATGAGCTACGCGGCTTAGGGGGTGTCATGGCTAATTTACGCAAAGAGGCAAGGGGCCGCGAGTGCCAGATCCGTATTCCGGGTGTGTGCAATGGCAACCCTGAAACAGTGGTGCTCACTCATTATCGGCTGGCAGGAACCTGCGGTACCGGGATTAAACCCTCTGATGAACAGGCCGCATGGGGATGCTGTGCATGCCATGACGAATGCGACCGCCGCACCCGGTTAATTGATGGTGACACGGCACGCCTATATCACGCCGAGGGTGTTATGCGCACACAGAATATATTGAGAAAGGAGGGGAAATTATGATTTATCCGACAACGTGCGGTAGGGCAGACGGCAACGAATTACACCTCAATACGTTAGAGCTTATTTGGCTTAAGGGTAAGTTAAAAATGTGGGGGCGCTGGTCACGTATAGCCAAAACGGGCGGCGCTCAGGGGGTGTTCTCTCGGTTATTGGCAAAACAACAAATAACTAAAGCCGCATTAAAAGCCGCTATTAGCCAACTGAGAAAATCAGGCTTATCCAAAGATGAATTGTTCGAGATATTTGGCGACCTAAACAATCCCAAGGCCCACAGTAATCTAATCTATTGTACGGATGATGAGGGGCTATTAATGGATTCGGTTGTTGGCCTGGTTCTACAATCGACCTCTGGGTTAATTGGTATACTGCAACAGCATTATATTTATAAAAAGAAACGTTACACGATGGCGGAGGAAATGCAGGAGGCACACCCGGAGCTTTCCATTTCAACCTGTCGCCGCCGTATTGATGTATGGATTAATACCGCCGAATATATGCTTTATCGCCCGATGAGTGATGCCTTTGATAAAGATATGAAAAGATTTGAGAAAAAAACTTTGACTATTTGAACAAAAAATATATGATTTGGACATAAGCTCGCGGAGCTGTACACGCAAGCGACGAAATTAAAAGAAACCCGCCATCTGTGCGGGTTTTTCTGTTTCTGCCCCCCAACAAAAAACCGCCTGACCTTTTGAGTCAAGCGGCTATCATCTATCACTCGTTAGAAATGGGCGACCCCGGTATGTTTGCACCATGCAGAGGCCATTACACCCATGTTTCCGGTCATGAGTATAACCAAGGCCCACCCTGCTAACGTCAGCGGTGGTATCCTAACGGAATACTGTATATATGACCATTAAAAAGTTAAGTTACAAAAACGCATCCCGCGCAGTGGGTAAGCCTGAACCGGTAGTTTATGACGGTATAACGGTGGGGTACGGATGTTCAGATCTGCATGTCGCTACAATTCCTGTCTGGTTGGCCCGTCTCGTTATCATCAACTTTCATTACAGCAAACGCATTGTTAATAACTCCTACCTTCACCTGGGTATTTTCTCCGGGCGTGATTTAGTGGGTGTTATGCAATGGGGTTATGCAATGAACCCCAGCAGCGGTGGGCGAGTGGTAGAGGGAACCGGCAACCGGCAATACATGGAACTAAACCGCCTTTGGGTGCATGACGACATGCTGACCAATACAGAATCACGGGCGATCAGCTACGCACTCAAAACTATCAAATTGCTTCACCGCAGCGTTGAATGGGTGCAGACATTTGCTGATGAACGGTGTGGTCGCTTCGGTGTGGTGTATCAGGCCAGTAATTTTGATTATGTCGGTAGCCACCAAAGCACGTTTTATGAATTAGACGGCGAGTGGTACCACAAGATTGCTTTAACCACTAAGGCCAGCAAAGCGGGTGCGCGGGGCTTACATCTGCAGGCCAATATTCACCGGGCGACAGCACATAAATTTACCCAGTTCCGCTATATCAAGTTTTTGAATAAACGGGCCAGAAAGCGGCTCAACACAAAATTATTCAAGCCTCTCCCCTATCCTAAACCTGGAGGGGGAAACACATAAAGCTACCAAATCTGGTGGCTTTTTTTATCACAGTACCCGACATACGCGCCGGGAAAGGATTCCCCAGACGGGGGGTGGATATGAAAATGCACAGGTCACCGGATATCTGGAGTCTGATCATCGTATGGATCGGAGAGCATCGCGGCGAACTTATCAGCGCCGGGCTGGCTGCAATTATGGCAACTTTGCGCGGCATGTACGCAGGTGGAGGGCGGGCGCAAGTCATGCTTGATGCTGCTATGTGCTCACTCATCGCGTGGTTTATTGAAGATGTACTAACGATGTTCGGCGTAGAGCCGGGCTGGACATTAATACTTAGCGTATTTATCGGCTATATGGGTACTGACTATATCGGCTCCGTACTTAAACGCATTGTTGGCAGCAAGACAGGGGGCAGCAATGAAAATCAGTAATTTTCGCTTCAGCCAGCGCAGTGACAATAATCTCAAGGGCGTTAACCCTGACTTGGTGAAAGTTGTTCGACGCGCCTTGGAGTTATCAGTAGTCGATTTTGGCGTTATTGAAGGTCTCCGTACTGTAGAACGGCAAAAGTGGCTGGTGGCCACCGGTAAAAGCCAGACCATGAATGGCCGCCACTTGACCGGACACGCTATCGACGTGTTTGCTTATCCAACTGTAGGCGGCTCATGGGAATGGAAATACTACGAGCAGATAGCCAGCGCATTCAAACAGGCAGCCAAAGATGTTGGCGTTCCGATTGAGTGGGGCGGTGACTGGCAGACGCTAAAAGACGGGCCTCACTTCCAGCTTCCATTTAAAGACTATCCGGCATGAATCGGGTAACGGCAATACTCATTGCTGTAGCCGTGGTCCTGCTGTTTGGCGTGACCTATTACCAGGGGCGAGTGACCACTCTTCAGCGTGACGTGGCAGAAATAACAGCAGTGGCCAGGCAACAACAAGCAGCCCTCGACCAGATAGAAACCCAGCGCCAAGACGTAGCCGCTATCGATATCAAATACACAAGGGAGCTGGCAGATGCCAAATCTGAAAACGAGCGCCTTCGTGCTGATATCGAGTCTGGCACTAAGCGGTTGCAGCTCAACGCAACATGTCCAAAGCCAGTGCCCAAAGCCACCGGTACCACCGGCATGGATGATGTTACCGGCCCCGAACTTACTCCAGCCGCTCGAAGGGATTATCTCAGTCTCCGTGAGCGCATCGGAATTGCCACAACCCAAATAGAAGGCTTGCAGGCATATATCAATAACGTGTGCCTGACACCTAGTACATAGAATTTACCCAGATAAGGCGGTAAGAATGGAATTTGAACATTTGTTATTTGGCTTAATAGTTACCGTTATTCTCTCAGTCCCGGTTTCTATTGCGGTGTGCAGCATTAATGACAACGCAACGATGGAGAGAATGGTAAAAGGTGGAGCTAACCCTATTGCCGCTCAATGCGCTGTTCGTGGAATAGCAACGAATAATCGTGAAATATGTATCGCGGTTATCGCAAATCCTCAGAAGCAATAAACAGACAATATAAGTAATCACCTAAGCCACTGGATTAATAACCCGGTGGTTTTTTCATTGTAAAAATAAGGAATCACAATGTTTAAATACGAATTAGGCCAATCAGTCAGCGTTTCAATCAGCGGCGAACAAGGCCACATCAAAGGCCGAGCTGAGTACTCGCAACTTAATAACAGCTATTACATTCACTACAAGGCTGCTGATGGCCGCGCAGTAGATGCTTGGTTTGATGAAAGTGAAATTTCACCCGTAGAAGTCTAAGCATTGCAGCAGCCATTCAATGAGTGGTTGCGACAATGCACGATAAGCAATGCTACCGCCTGTTTCCCACCGCTCACCTTGAGCATTAACGGGCTGGTGGCATTTTATTTAATTCTGAAATCGGTGAGTGGCCAACGAGAAAAACAGCATAAACACGCTGTATTGATATCGAGTGGTCTTTAAAATTCACGGGGTTTAACCCTAAATCCAAAATTCATCTAGCAGGAAATTCTAAAATGAGTAATGCGCGCACCTTTAAGACTGCAAATGAAGTGGTTGAACGCCTTAAGGACTATGGTTTCACTGATGAGTACGGACACAAGCTAGAGACGTGCGTGGAGTTCTTTGCGTTGGCGAATATGCTGACTACAGTTGACGATATTGATAAGCGGAATGACTCGCGGCGAATCAAGTGTTACCAGGTGGAGATTTACAATGGTGATTTACAGCTAGTTAAGGGTTTTAGTAAGAGCAAATGTTTGGATGCGGAAAATGGCTTCTTCCTCATTGACACTGAAGAAGACGGCATTTCATTGTTAGCCATAAGAGTGAGTGATTGTACTCATTACAAGGCATCGCCAATTTACGAGAGGGCGGTCCGTTAATTTACGAAAAAGTGATAACAGGGAGTCGAAATGACGCTTACAGAAGAACAGAAGGCGCTTTTCGATGCCATGACGCAGTTACAGAAGAAATTCGTTACAGCACTACTTGATGGTGCTAACCAGACCGGCGCATATCGAAAAGCCGGAGGTAAGGCAAAGACAGATGATACAGCCAGATCATGCGCATCTGAAATCCTAACAAATCCTAACGTTCAAGCCTTCCTCCAGTCCGTACAGTACGAAACAGTTAACGAAGCCATCATGACCTACACGGAAGCGATGGAACGACTAACGCTGATGGGGCGCACGACAATTCATGACATCGCCACGTTCGGTAATTATCAGATTGGCGAGGACGAGGAAGGGCAACCGGTCTTTCAGGCGTCGTGGAAATTTAAGGACTCCAAGAATATTAAGCCCGAACACCTGGCCGCCGTCGCTGAATTATCCACTGGCAAGGACGGACTAAAAATTAAGCTGCATGATCCGAAAGCTGCCATCAAGCAACTGGCAGAAATGCGCGGGTGGGAAGCGCCGAAGAAAGCCGAATTGACCGGCGCGAACGGTGGCCCGATTCAAACGTCAAACCTAACACCTGATGAAGCCGCCGAGGCATATCGTAAGCTGATGGGGTAATTTTGGTAAACGTCCAGAAATAGCTGGCTCGACGAGTAAAACCTCTATGCAAAATATAGGTTAATTTATGCATCATTTATGCACTCGATTTTCTGACATTCCGCACAGTTAACCCTGACAAATAAGCCTTTCGATTCATTATGTTGATGAGTGCTATGCGCTCGGTGCGTGTAACATCCATTATGTTAAATAGAGTCTAAAAACGCATATTTACGGGGGATGCAATAGAAAGGAATAAACCCCGCCGAAACGGGGTCACAAGCAGCAACAGGAGAAGGGTTACGCTAATTTCTGTAATTCTTTACGTGCTGCTTCGGCTAGAAAATTACTCCGGCTGGCGTACTCTGGACGCACCTTAACAATGGTATCGATTTGATGGATCAGCCGGTGGGGAAGAGTGACGTTAATCCGCTCGGCTTTTCCGTCATATTTCGACATATCAATACTCACGTTATACCACTGGCCGCCGTCACTGTAATTGCTCGGATTGGTGTGGTAGTGGAAAGGCATATCATGCGCCTCGGGTATCTCAATACCCTCAGACACCAACGCCTCAAAGTGCGCTTCCAGGGCGCTTGATGCCTCTGCAAATAAATCCTCTCCGGCATCAATGGCAAAAATACAGCCTTTGACGTCAGGGAAATAACCGCTTGCCGAGCCATCACTATCGACATGAACGTATGCGGGATAGATAGCCATATAAAACTCCTGCGTTGCTTGATAGCGCCCCGGAGGGCGCTTTGTTAACTAAGGTTTGCATCTTTCAGAATTTGCCGGAGGGTACCCGGTTTAACGTCCTTCTTCGGATGCGGTACTGTTATGACTGCCGCGAAATCAGGATGTTTGAATTGATGATGACTGCCTTTAACTCTCATCAACTTCCAACCATTTGCTTCGAGTCGTTTTATCAGCTCCGAACTTTTCACCCTAACTCCTTGTTATTTGCTGATGTGATTAATATACACACCATACACACTAATTGCAATGTTTTGTGTGTGTGGTGTGTATGTTTTTCCATGGAGAAACACCGTGCCGTTACCGTTCCCGTTTGACTTCAAGAGCCCGGATTACACTCAGGTTTTTGAGTGGAGAATGGAGCGACTACAGCGCATACGCCAACAGCCTGAATTGCTGCCAGCCATGCGAGCGTTCTACCGCAATAACCCAGCGCAGTTCATTATCGATTGGGGTATGACTACAGACCCGCGCAATCTTGACTACGGGTTGCCGGTATCCATTCCATTTCTGCTGTTCCCAAAACAGGAAGAGTGGGTTCATTGGATAATGGATCGACGGCGCAATATGGAGAACGGACTGACTGACAAAAGCCGTGAAATGGGTCTGAGTTGGGTATCAGTCGGACTGAGTTCCACGCTATGCCTGTTCAATAAAGAGATGGTGATTGGGTTCGGTTCACGTAAAGAAGAATACGTAGACAGTACCGGTGACCCCAAGGCCTTGTTTTGGAAGGCCCGCAAATTCATTGAAACTTTACCTGCTGAATTTCGTGGCTCCTGGGATAACAAGAAACACGCACCGTATATGCGGATCGAGTTCCCGGATAGTGGCTCGATAATCAAAGGAGAGGCGGGTGATAACATCGGGCGCGGTGACCGCACTACGATGTATTTTGTTGATGAGTCTGCGTTCCTACAGCGACCACTTTTGATAGACGCGGCGCTGTCACAAACCACCCGCTGCCGCATTGATCTCTCGTCAGTCAACGGCATGAATAACCCCTTTGCGCAGAAACGGCACGGCGGGAAAATACCGGTATTCACATTTCACTGGCGCAGTGACCCGCGCAAGGATGATGCTTGGTATAAGAAAGAATGTGAAAAAATAGATAACCCGGTCATCGTGGCGCAGGAATTGGACCTCAATTACAACGCCGCTGCTGAGGGTATTCTAATCCCGTCTGAATGGGTTCAGGCGGCTATCGGTGCGCATACGAAACTGGGTATCACGCCCTCGGGCGCACGTATTGGCGCATTGGACGTCGCGGATGAAGGGATTGACCTTAACGCCTTCTCCAGCCGAACCGGTGTCTTGCTCGACCGCTTAAAAGCCTGGTCAGGTAAAGGCTCGGATATTTACGCAACTACGCAAGACGCAATGATATTGAGTGATGAGAATGACTGTGACTATCTGCTCTATGACTCCGACGGCCTCGGCGCGGGTTGCCGTGGTGATGGTCGCGTTATCAATGAGACGCGACAGAAAGCAGGACAGCGGCAGGTTGAGATAAAGCCCTTCCGGGGCAGTGGCGAGGTTATTTACCCGGATAAGCCTGTTTTCAAAGCAGACACGAAAAGAGACGCACGAACCAACAAAGACTACTTCGCAAATCGTAAGGCGCAGGGGTGGTGGGCGTTACGGATGAGATTCCAAGAGGTTTACCGCGCCGTGGTTAAGGGGATGCCTTTTGACCCTGACGAGATAATCAGTATTGACGAAAACCTGCCGGAAAAAGAAAAGCTGATCGCCGAACTGAGCCAGCCGACTTACACCATTAATGGCGCAGGGAAAGTCACCGTCGATAAAGCGCCATCCGGCACTCGGTCGCCCAACCACGCCGATACCGTGATGATTTGCTATGCACCCGAAAAAATTCGGCGTAGCACTTTTGGGTAGTTCGTTTTTTGCTCCATTTAACATAATGACTCTTAAGCGAACTTGTATTCAAAATGCTAAATATTGCTTTCGATGCGTTGCGGCATTGTGTGACACGTCACGACGTAAATAGCGTACAAACTCGGCGCAATCAGTGAACTAATAGCAAGTACTTTACTTTAACAATCAATCAAATCGTTTGAACGAGAGCCGGGGTTTTTATCCTCGGCTTTTTTGTTTGTGCGATTTGTGGCGCTTGAAGCGAGATCAATGATGGGATGGTTTAAACGTAAGAAAAAAGAGGAACCACAAAAGCCAAAGCCAGAGCGAGTACGGGAAGGGTTCTTTAGTACTCATCGCGAGTCAGACGATAGCGCGACGGCAACCGAGGTGCTACAGGGGAAGATAAGCCACATTGCCAGCACTCAGCCGGTGGCCCAGATAGTTGGCACGATGGACAGCATGGACGGCGGCGGGGCGTTACAGTCCTCGCACGTGAGCGGTGGCGGCACCGTTAGCGACAGCCTGTTTATGTGGTATGCGAACAGTAATTTTATCGGACACACCATGTGCGCAATCATCGCGCAGCACTGGTTGATCTATAAAGCTTGTGCAATGCCGGGCCGTGATGCGATTAGACAGGGCTACACCATTCAAGGCGAGGGCGGCGAAGAGTTAGATCCGGAGGCGTTAAAGCTGCTGAAGCGCTACGACAAAAAAATGAACATCAATAAACAGATGCGCGATTTTGTCACTTTTGGCCGCATTTTTGGTGTTCGTGTTGCTTTGTTTCGCGTTGACAGTGACGACAGCGAATATTATCAAAACCCGTTTAATGAAGATGGCGTAACGGAGAACAGTTACAAAGGGGTGGTACAAATTGACCCTCATTGGTGTACGCCTGATTTAGACGCAGAAGGATTAACAGATCCGACATCACCCAATTTTTACAATCCAACGCATTGGCTGATTAACGGCAAGCGATATCATCGCTCGCACTTGATGATATTTATCCCTAACCCCGTCGCCAATATCTTGAAGCCAGGCTACCTGTTCGGCGGTGTGCCGGTGCCGCAGAAAATCATGGAGCGCGTCTACGCCTCAGAACGTACAGCTAACGAAGCTCCACAACTGGCACTTAGCAAGCGAACCACGATATTTAAAACTGATGCAGCCAAAGCATTATCAAACGAAAGTGAGTTCAATCAGAACATGGCCACTTGGATTAAGTTCCGCGATAACTTCGGCGTGAAAATTGTTGATAGAGAAGAAGATAGTATTGAGCAGTTTGATACTTCACTTGCCGACTTTGACGCACTGATCATGACGCAGTATCAGCTTGTAGCTGCCGGTGCGGATGTCCCGGCGACCAAGCTACTCGAAACCCAGCCTAAAGGGTGGGCTAGCTCGGGCGAGTACGAAGAGGCCAGCTATCGAGAGGGACTGGAAAGCCTACAGACCCACGACTTAACCCCGCTACTGGAGCGACATCACTTACTACTGATGCGCTCACACGTTGCGCCTGAACTCAATATTAAGCCTGTTGAAACTTGTGTTAATTGGGAGTCGCTCGACTCACCGACCGCCAAAGAATACGCAGAGATTAACGAAATCAACAGCCGTGCAGATTTGAACCTAGTGAATTCCGGCGCGCTCGATCAATACGATGTCCGCGACCGGCTCATAGCCGATAAAAACAGCGGGTATAGCGGTATAGCGCCAGCAGAGCCACCGACAGAGGGGGATCTACCGACACCGACAGAGGGAGGGGGTAATGGCGAAAACACCGAAAAAAATGGCGAGACGCCAACCGCCTAAGCCCAAGGACGGCATTCTACGTGGCGCAACACTGTTTATGTCAGTCAGTGCAGGGAGCGAATACCAGCACACTGTTACCCGCACCTTCGATCTACTCCGCGTTGAATCTGAATCAGAAATAAAACGCCTGTTTGAACAATCAGATTCGCCAGTCCTCGACGGTGCGACGCTGGACGGCAGTCTCGCTAACAGTGCTGCGAAATTGCTGCACCGGCTACGGAGGCGATTTAATAGCGTCTTTAATGACATGACAGATAAAGCGACGGCCCGAATGCTGGAACGGGTTTCCGGTAATGCGGGCAGTGACGTTAAACGCAGCTTAGAGGAAATCGGGGAGGGGGTATCAATCAAAGTAAATATGTTATCGCCAACAGTGAAAGAAACAATTCAAGCGAAAGGGTATGAAGCATCCAACCTGATCAAACGTGTACCAAGTGAATATCTGGACGACATCGGCGCGGAAGTGATGCGCTCAATATCTTCCGGTCGTGGACTACAGGATTTACAGCCCGCACTGGAAAAAAGAGGCGTCAAGGTGCGTAACTGGGCGAAAAACGTCGCGCTTGATCAAACCCGCAAAGTGTACGACGGCATTTCAACAGCGGCCATGAAATCCGCAGGCATTCGTAAATTTGAGTGGGTTCATAGCGGGGGCAGCAATGACCCACGCGAACACCATATGTTGCCATGGCCAGCAGGGCTAAATGGTGGGATTTTCGATATAGACGCCCCCCCTATTATTGACAAACGAACTGGCGAGCGCGGGACTCCTGGGCAGTTGCCTTATTGCCGATGTACCAAACGGCCAATAATTGATTTTGGTGATGACGATGAGTGAACGCTCAATTGATACAAACGGCTGGTTTGAATCCCCGAACAACCCCTTAAGCAAAGTCGGTATTTATGCCTACCTAGGCAAAAACATTCCCGGCGCAACTGACCCCGGCAAGATTTATTACGTATACCGCCCGGAGGATGAGCTATCAGATCCCGCGTGTATCGACTCGTTCAAATTGCTGCCGTGGACGGACGACCACCCGCCCGGCTTGTTGGGTGAAGAGGACGAAGGGTTAACACCCGCAGAAGAGAAAGGCGTACAGGGCGTGATCGGCGAGCGTGTCTATTACGAGGACGGCGTTCTGTACGGGAATATCAAAGTTTTTTCACAAACGATGGATGAGCTGATACGCAAAGGCAAAAAAGAATTGTCGTGCGGCTACCGCTCTAAATATGAATGGCGATCGGGTACGTATAACGGTGACCAATACGACGTTATCCAGCGACAAATTAGAGGTAATCATTTGTCGTTGGTAGACGAGGGGCGCATGGGTTCAGAAGTCGCTGTACTCGACGCGTTTACACTTGACTCAAAGGATGTAATTCACATGACAGAAGAAGAAAAAAAAGCACTGGCCGCATTGCTGGCCATGTTACCTGCACTGCAAAAAATCGTTGATGCGGCGGGTACGACAGACAACGAAGAAGAAACAAAAGACAGCGAAGAGGAGGAAGGCACTAAGGACAGTGAAGAGCCGGAAGAAGGTACCAAAGATAGCGAAGAAGAAGAAGGTACCGCAGACGAGGAGGATAAAGAGGGTACCGCCGACGAGGACGACAAAGACAAAGAGACCGCCGCCGCGCTGGATGCGATGGACAAAGAAATCAAAGCACTAAAACGGGATGGCTTCAAAAACGTGATGCGTGAAGTGTCGCGCCGTGATGCGTTGGCGCGTGATCTGTCTCGCCACGTTGGCACCTTTGACCATGCCGACATGACCACGAATGAAGTTGCAGCCTACGGTGTTAAAAAGCTAAAAATCACCCACGCGAAAGGGCAGGAACTCTCTTGCCTGTCGGGGTATTTGCAAGCAGCTAAAGTCGCGCCTGTGACGACCTACAGCGGCACCGGCCTAGACGCCATCGATAGCGGTAGCGCGATTTCTAAATACCTGACAGGGGATGAAAAATAATGAATTTTCAAAAAACGGTCCGCTTTGATCAAGCGTTCGGATTAGTCGGTGAAGTGTCATTTGACGGCCCACTCCGCGCCAAGCCGGGCGTACTTAACAGCGAAGACCCGGCTAATAACGTGTTTGGCCGTGCGTTTACTGTGCTGTCCGATGGCTCGATCACGGCAGGCGGTACCGGCTCATTCTGGGGCATTCTCGCGAATCCAAAAGCGCATATGTTCACAAGCCGAATTGGTGACGATGGCAATAACACGCTACCGAACGGCGTTAATGCTGAGTTTGCCGATATGGCGGTTATTAACGTTGAAGTATCAATGCCAACGACGGTGGGTAGTGACCTGTTTTACGTCATAGCTACCGGTGCGTTATTGGCCCTGCCGTCAGGTACCGCCGCGCCGGAGGGATATCTTGCAGTACCTAACGCCAAAGTAGCACGGCTCCCGCAGACTAGCGCCACGGGCGGTCTTATCGTCGCGCAACTGACCAATTAATAAAGGACGAAAAATGAAACAATCAGTTACTCACAGTTCACTTGCGCCGCGCAATGTCCGCCAGTTGTCGCTGACAGCCAAAGACATTACTGGCAACGCGCATTTAGAGCTGGGCCGCTTAGGGATTAATATCTCTCGCGGCGCCATTAGCAGCATGATTAGCGGTATGGGTTTGGACAGCAATGATACCGGACTAGCGCCTTCCCCGTTGCCGGGGCTGATGCCGGGCGGTTCGCCGACACCGATTCAATTTCTGCAAGCCTGGCTACCGGGCTTTGTGCGCATGATTACAGCCGCGCGCAAAATTGATGAGTTGATCGGCATTGCGACAGTCGGAGTATGGGAAGATGAAGAAATTGTACAGGGGATGCTGGAGCCTATCGGCAGCGCGGCTATTTACTCTGACCACGGCAATATTCCGCTTGCGAGCTGGCAAGTGGGTTATGCGCGTCGCAGCATTGTACGTTTTGAGCAAGGTTTTTCGGTCGGCGCTCTTGAAGAGGCCCGCACAGCTAAAGCGAGCCTTGCGACAGCAGCGGAAAAACGCAGTAGCGCGGCACAGTCGTTAGATGTCTCACGTAATCGGGTAGGATTTTACGGCTACAACGATGGTCAGAATATGACCTACGGTTTTCTAAATGAACCCAACCTGTTGCCCGCATTAACGGCAGCACCCGGCGCAGGTGGTGATACGACATGGCAGAGCAAAACCTTCCTTGAAATTACAGCAGATATTCGCCGGATTTTAGTTGAGCTTCAAGTTGCGAGCATGGACACCATCGACCCTGAAGCAATGCCGATCACTATCGCACTCCCTACAGGCGTTAATCAGTACCTGAGCGTGACCTCAACCTATGGCAATTCGGTGAGGCAATGGGTGAAAGAAAACTATCCCAATCTGCGTTTTGTCACCGCACCGGAGATGAAAGAGGCGGTGGGCGGCGAAAGCGTCACTTATGCCTATCCTGATTCGGTCAACGACGGTTCAAGTGACGACGGCCAAGTGTGGTCGCAAAACGTGCCGAGCAAATTTACCGTGATCGGCGTTGAAAAGCGCAGCAAAGTTTATGTTGAAGATTTCAGTAACGCCACGGCGGGGGTGCTGCTCAAGCGTCCGTATCTTGTTATTCGCCTGATCGGCATTTAACAGTAACTATTGAACATCAAGGGGGCCAATGCCTCCTTTTTTATTTTTAGGAGTTTCTATGCACTATGTTTTTTCCACAATTTCAACAGATGTTAAGTACACATTTTACGGACAGTCAGCAAATGACATGCCAGCGATTGAGCACACGATAACAATCAAAGGCGGCGCAAACGTCGCAACAAAAAACCTCATTACGCCTAGAGGGGTTATGACGGCTGTAGAAGATGCAGACATTGACATGCTCAATACTCACCCGGTTTTTTTACGTCACAAAAAAAATGGTTTTGTGCATGTTGAAGCCAAACCCGCAGCAGCGGATGACGTGGCCAGCGACATGGAACCCCGCGACGAGTCAGCACCGCTGATTGACGATGATTTTACGGGTGATGACAAGCCGCCAACGACATCGAAAGCTAAGAAAAATTAAGGTGACGTGATGACCATAGATATCAGTGTTGTAGAATTCCGTGAACGCTTCCCCGCAATGAGTGATGTGATTGTTTTCCCTGACGGCTTAATTCTTCATCAAAGCGCAATGGCGCAATGCTTCATTAGCGTTGGCCCCACGTTACGCGGCGACTGCTATCAAATGGCTATCTATCTGATGACCGCGCACCTGGTCTGGTCGGATTATCTGATCCGCCAGGGGCAAACCACCGCCGGTATGGTGACCGGTGCGACCGTCAGTAAAGTCTCGGTGAGCATTACGCCGCCGCCGTCAGGCAGTGCGTGGCAGTTCTGGCTGTCAACCAGTCCGTATGGTTTGCAATTGTGGGCGTTCCTCAATATCAAATCAGCGGGCGGGGCATATGTCGGCGGCTTACCTGAGCGCACCGCTTTTCGTAAAGTGGGCGGGGTGTTCTGGTAATGGCCGGGCAGTGGCGCGGTAGCGGCGGCAGCAAAATAGCGCGTATTCGTCGTGAAATTGCCGAACTCAATAGTATGCAAACGCGTGTTGGATGGATGGAATCAGCGCGGTACGCGGACGGGAAGCCGGTTGCCGGGATCGCTGTGGTACAGGAATACGGCACCGAAGATTTAACCATCCCGCCGCGATCATTTATGCGAACCACACAAGATGAGAAAAAAATCGAGTGGGACAGCAATATGAAAAAAGGTTTCACAGCTGTCATTAAAGGGACTCGCACTAGCGCACAGGTAATGGAAGCTCTCGGCTTAATGGCGGCGGGTGACGTTCGCAAAAAAATTACACAGATATTCACCCCGCCACTGGCCATTAGCACGATAAAAGCCCGTGCGCGAAAGGCGGGACCGAGCGCACGCGCGATATCTATCAAGCCGTTAAATGACTCAGGGCTGATGCTAGCGACGCTCACACACGTAGTTACCGGGGGGGGTGAATAATGATACCGGGTATCAATTTGTTAAACGTCGCGCTGGGCGTTATTGGCTCACAGCCGGTAGTCTATTTTCGCGACAGTGGCCAGCGCGAAACCTTGGCGAACGGCAACTTAAAAACGGTGTTCGAAGAAGGTAAATCTATCCTATCCGGCAGCGTGCAGGCAGTGCCGAAAGAGAAGGTGATCCGTCAGGGGCTGGAGGAGTCATTTGATTACGTTGAGTGGTTTGTTTCGCTGTCAGTGATTGGCGATGAGCGGGATTACAGCGGCGACGAAATCAAGTGGAACGGTAAGCGCTGGAAAGTCGGCAGCGTTGAGGACTGGTCAGAGCAAGACGGCTGGTGTGTCGCGACATGTCAGGAGGTGAAAATAAAACGTGTTAGATAATCCGCTCATTATACTCATCCGAACAAGTTTACTTGCGGGGTTAAAAAGTCGGGGTTATGAAGATGTCAACGTGTGGCAAAGCTATCAACCTACACAGCAGGGAACCTCGTCAGACAAAACACTCTATATTCACAAAATAACCAACGGCAATCACGGATTTGCTGGTAATCAAGAAATCTACGACGAACAAAACGAGGTCATCAAAAGAATAACCACTGAGATTTTAACGCCGACGTATCAAGTCAGTTCTACGGTTGTTTACGATGAAAATGAGCCTTTTGCTATGACGGCGGGTGACCTCGTTTATTTAGCTCTCAGTGTTATGCAATCAACAGAGTTTCAAAATTTATTACTCGCACAAGACGTGAATATATTCCGGGCGGGTAGCATAAAAAACATTACAGTGCCGAGCGACAAGGCAGGTCATGAAGACCGGCCAACATTTGATATACAAATCACACATAAAAATATTTATACAACTGAATTGCCGGTTGTTAAGTCCGTTCATCATCGAACAAGCAGGATTTAAAGAGGTTATAGAATGTCTATTGATCTGAGTAAGTATGTCGATATCATTTCTGGCGTGGGCGGGGGGAATTCTGTTCGTGCGCGTGAATTAATTCTACGGATTTTTTCACGTAATAATTTAATTTCGCCCGATTCCATTTTAGAGTTTAACAACGCGAATAATGTATTAAGTTATTTCGGCGTTGAATCAGAAGAGTACAAACGAGCGGTTAAATACTTCAGTTATATTTCGCCGTCGATTGTGCAGCCTTCAAAAATATCATTTGCGCGTGATCAACGTGAAATTAGTGATTCATTATTTTTGGGTAAGTCTGGCGCGTATAAACTAGATAATATTTTGCCGCTGTCAGGAACTATTAGCGGAAATCTCGACGGTGTGAAGTTTACTACGCTAGAAATGACATTTGAAAATGACGAATCACTGAATAGCGTAGCGCGAACCCTTCAAGGTGAAATTAGTGCGGCAGGTATTGAATACGCGCCAGCCATGTCACAGACATCAGCGACTTACAATGCCACGGCTGCACGTTTTGAGTTGACAATAATTGGTGAAAACGCAGATGTTCCAGTCTCAGCAAAATTGACTATCGACCCTGGCGAAATTGCTGACGCGCTTGGATTATCGGACGGCACAGCGATAATGGGTATACCCGCTGCGCTAAACCCTGTCGAGAGCGTAGTTGTTGCTGACGATATCAGCAACAACTACGGCTCATTTTTGTTTATGAGTGACGATAACTTAGAAACAAGCATTGAACTTGCAGAAGCGAACGCGGCGAAAAACGTCATGTTTATGTATCTGCTTGGCTGTACAGCAGCAAGTGCAAGCGCGTATTACGACGCGTTGAAATCAATTGCCAGTGTCGGCTTAACGCTTATTGCCACTGAAAATACTGATTTTGATGATCAGATCCCAGGCACATTAATGGCAGCGACAAATTATGACGGTCGTAACAGTGTCATTAACTATATGTACCGCCAGATCCCCGGCGTGACACCCAAAGTCACTACAACGTTATTATCCGATACGTACGATAAATTACGCATTAATTACTACGGACGCACACAGACCGCAGGCCAAAAGATTGATTTTTATCAGCGTGGAATACTGATGGGCGGCGCAACAGCCCCGGTTGATATGAATGTTCACGCTAACGAACAATGGCTTAAAGATGTGTGTGCGGCGGCGCTGTTATCGCTTCAACTATCACTGGGCCGTATCCCCGCGAATATTTCCGGGCAAGCGCAAATCCTTACTGCTCTTCAAGAATCAATCAACGCGGCGCTGAATAATGGCGTGATCAGTGTGGGTAAAACCTTCGACATTATTCAAAAGCTGTATATCACTCAACTGGCGGGCGACGATGGCGCATGGCAGCAAGTACAGAATATTGGCTACTGGATTGATGCCGTCATGCGCAGTACGACTACAGAAGATGGCCGGATTGAATGGCAGTGTGTCTACACGCTGATTTATAGCAAAGATGATGCCGTTCGTCGCATCGTCGGCACCCACGCACTGATTTAAGGACAGATAGAATGGATATTTCAGGTTTTGGCACAATTGTTAATATTCGTGCTTCAAAAACGTTCCCCGCAGGTTTTAACGTTACGCAATTTGCAGATGATGCCGACCCGCTCGATTCGCCATCTCAACAACTCGCGGACGTAGGCATGGGGCTAAACGGCGACATGGTGTCTTGGAGCGTGGCTCAAGTGCTGCAAGTCACATTAAACATCACCCCCAACAGCGACGATGATCGTAACTTGGCGATACTGGCTGAGGCGAACAGAATAGCGAAGGGTAAGCGCAGCGTTAATGATGAAATCACCATGTCGATTTCATATCCATCAGGGGAGAGTCGGACGTTATCCGGTGGGGTTATCACGGATGCCATGATCGGTAATAGCGTGAGCAGCGCGGGCCGGTTGAAATCAAAGCCGTATATTTTTAAATTTGAGAATCAGGTGATCGCATAATGTTAGAGCCTATTGAAAAAGAAATCCCCCTGCCCGAGGGTGGCACAAAGACCTTTATTCTGAGTAAGTTCCCTGCAATCGCTGGCCGTGAAATCGTCACACAATACCCGACTACTGGCGCGCCTAAAATCGGCGACTACAAGACTAACGAAGCGTTGATGTTAAAGCTGATGGCTTACGTTGCTGTGCCGATCGAGGGGGGCGGTCAGATACCGCTTACGACCAGCGCATTGGTGAATAATCATGTCCCGGATTTTGAAACATTGATGAAATTGGAATGGGCGATGATGGAATATAACTGTAGTTTTTTCAGAAACGGCGTGGCCTTGGGTTTCTTAACCGGTTTAACAACGAAAGTCCAAGCGTTGATTACGAAAACGTTGACGGGTTTATCGCAACCATTGTCGGAGCCGACCGCGCCACCCTCCGAGAACTCAGAGACGTCTACACACTAGAAGAGGCTTTTGATCTCTTCGAAATCATCGCAGTACAGCGCATGAATGAATCCCTCGCTATGGAATACTCGCAAAGGAAAAAATAATGAACTTGCTCGAGGCGTTTTACTACACGTTTGCAGCCGACGCCTCCGGGCTTGATCGTGGGCTGACTGATGCAGAAAAAAAGGCCGAGAAATTAAAAAACTCGGTATCAAGTGCCGATGCCGCGTCTGAAAAATTGGGCGCGTCATTTTTAAGCCTGGCGAAAGCCGGCGTCGCATTGCTGGGCGTCACATTAACACTCTCCGGCATTAAAGCGCTGGCGCTAGGGACAGCAGAAACAACAAGCGAACTAGGCAAGCAGGCACGGCAAATGAACGTCAACGTATCGACGTTGGACGCGTGGCGCAAGACCATCACAGAAAGTGGCGGCGATGCTGAAGCCTTCACGCGAACGCTCGGCAATATGGCCCAGCGGTTCCGTGATCCAGAAGCCGCATTATTGCGCTACAGCAAAGCGCTGGGGGGTATGAGCGCATTCAAGGCGCAGCGGCTGGGGAAAATGATTGGCCTGGACGAAGGAACAATAGAGTTACTGCGTAAAGGAAAAATGAGTGTAGAGGAATTACTTAAAAAACAAAAAGAGCAGGGGGTAATAACAAAAGAGCAGGTCGCGATGACGGATAAATTCAATCAAGATTTGCGAAAACTTAAAATGAGTTTTACCGATTTAGCAACAAATATCGGGATGGGATTAATTCCAACATTTCAATATTTGCTCGATAAATGGAGTGCGTTATCAAAATGGATATCAGAAAACAAAGGGCCACTGGGTGATGTTTTCGCGGTTGCAGCCGGTATTGTGACCGCATTGTATTTGCCAGCGATGTTAAAAGCCGCAGTCGCAACGATAGCCGCCACATGGCCTATCTTGTTAATTGCAGCCGGGATCGCGGCACTTTCTCTTGTTGTTGCTGATGTTATCGGATATTTCAGGGGGTTTGATAGTGTAACAGGTGATCTAGCGAAGAGATTTCCTAAACTGGCGGTAGCTCTTGAGTTAGTAAGACAGGGGGCGGTGATATTGAAGGAGACACTGGTAAGGATGTTCACCGAGCCGATGATGTTTCTTGAAGATGCGAAAAATGGAGTGAAAGAATTACTGGATTCCATTTTTTGGGACGGTGCGGGTGACACTATCTTTAGCTTTCTGAGTAACGCAGGCTGGGTGTTATCGGCTCTGTGGAAGGGCCTTTTGACACTCATTGATAATGTTATTACACGTGCACTCGGGGGGTTTGAGTCTATCGGTAATGCATGGAAGACTGTGAAGGGCTGGTTTGGCGCAGGTGAAGAAGAGGTCAATAACGCTAAAAATATAGCAACGGCTGGGCAGTCGCGGCAAGGGTGGGAAGAGCCTGTAGACTTAACTTACGGCGGCAAGGAGCAACTGGCGCAGGCATCAGCAAGCAGCGTAACGACAATGACGAGCAGCAGCATTACTAACAGCAAAGCAGCGAATAAAAATATTAATAATCGCGTCGATAAAATAGAAGTGATCACGCAGGCGACGGACGCGGAAGGGATCGCGCGGGACATCGGCAGTGAATATGGTAATGCAATGAGTCAGTACGCTGACGGGTTGGAAATATAATGAATGAAACAGAAATTTACGGTATCTATGACAGTGACTTTAACCTGATGTTTGAAAACGCCATTAATATGAAAGCCAGTGTTTTTGAAGGCTCTAAGCTAATGGAACACCCCATCGAAGACGGCTCGACTAAAACTGACCACAAAATAATTCTTCCTGTCGAAATAGAAATTATATTATGGATATCGGAAGCGCATTATAAAGACACGTACTCTGTAATTAAACAGGCTTTGTATAGTGACTCCAGCTTTCAAGTTAATACTCGCGTTGGAATTTATTCCAATATGATTTTATCTGAGATGCCGCATGAAGAATCACCCGATCAATCCTGTGCTATTATCATTACGTTGAGTTTGAAAGAGGCTGTTATTGTCACTACGCAATATCAAGCGTTAACGCCAAGAAAAGTAAAAGACTCAAAGGATTCAAGCACCGTAAATCGCGGGGAACAAAAGCCGCAGAAATCAGATAGAACCCTTTTGGATGTAGCGGCGCATGCTGTCGGAGGTTATTTTGGAAAATAGCATGATTCAGTTAATTGGTTTGGAATCAGTAGCGAACCAATCATTAACGATCCGACTTGAAAACTCACGTTATGAAATAGTATTGAATACGTTGAATGATGATTTGCTAAGTATATCTATTTTCCGCAATGGCCTAAGTTTGGTTAAAGGCATAAGAGCCATGCCTTATACCTTATTTTTACCTAAACATTTACAGCTCAATTATGGCAATTTTTATTTTGATACACCGGATGATGAATATCCTCATTACGAAAGATTTATAGATAACCATCGTTTTTATTATATTCCGGCTACTGAGGTGTAAATCATGGAGCTAGACCCGCGCATAATCTCGTTATCAATAGAGATAGATGGCAAGTTACACGTTTACACTGATCTCTATATATCAGCATCCGGGCAAAAAACAGCGGGTTCGTTGCAAAATGAATGCACGATAAAAATTGCCAACCTTAAACAGTCTGACCGCAATTTTCTGATCACAGAAACATCACCCTTAAACCGCCCGCGCAGGCGTAAGAAAATCATTCTGTTCGCCGGACGTAAAAGCTACGGCACGTTTAAAGTTTTTGAAGGGGATATTATCGGATGCACCCCCAGCCAGCCGCCCGACATCATGCTCACCCTCAAGGCGCGTACCGGGGCTTTCTTTATGACCGACATGCTCAGTTCAAGTTATGCCGCCACGGTGCCACTCAGCAAGATAGCCGCTGATACCGCACAAAGCATGGATTTAACCCTCGATTTTCAGGCATCGGATAAGAATATCAGCAATTACAATTTCACCGGGGCCAGGCTGAAACAGGTTGATAAGCTGGGTAGCGCAGGCAGCTATAACGCTTACATCGATGATGACCGATTGATTATAAAAAACAGAGATGTTCCGCTACTCAATGAGACAGTCACGCTCAATAAAAATACTGGAATGATTGGCGTCCCTGAGGTCACGGAAGAGGGCGTTAAAGTGAAATACCTGCTTGATCCGTCGAGCCGTCCGGGGGCCAGCCTGACCATAGAAAGTGATTTAAACCCTGCCGCTAATGGCACCTTTGTTATTTACAAACTCAGTTATGACATCAGTAACCGAGACACACCTTTTTATCACACGGCGGAATGTCGGAGATTGGGGCTATGGCAGACACTACTTTAACCGATGTTGACCCGGCGTTAACCGGCTCGCTATCTGGCACGTTGGAATACGTTTTCAAGAAAATGTTGCAGGGCATTGATGGACAACTCCCCGCGCAGGTGATCAGCTACGACCGCGCAACCAATCGCGCCACTGTTCAGCCGCTTATCAGTCGTGTGACGACAGCGGGTGAGGCGGTAGAGCGCGGAACGGTTGCCAGTATGCCTGTACTTGCTCTGGGGGGCGGTGAGTTCAATATCTCATTTCCACTAAAAGCGGGGGATCGGGGCTGGATAGAAGCCAGCGATAGAGATATTTCTCTTTACCTGCAAACCACCCAGCAATCAAAACCCAACACCTTACGCATGCATGAGTTCTCTGACGGGCGCTTTATTCCGGATGTCTTTGCCGATTATGAATTGCCCGCTGGTCACGACGATTCGCTAGTTATTCAGCATAAATCCGGTCAGACGTGGATCGGCGTAAAAGAAAATGAAATCAGTTTAAAGGTCGGTAGCACTGAATTTACATTAACAGAAGGCAGCATAACCCTGACAGCGGGGGGCAACGCGTTTGTTGTCAGTGCCGAGGGCGCTAAACACAATGGCGTTAACGTTGGCGGTAATCATAAGCACAGTGGCGTACAAGGCGGCAATGATAATACGGGAGGCCCACAATGAATATATTAAGCCTGGCATTAAACGATAAACATCGATTGTATTTAGATGCCGCGGGAAATTTAGCGGTTGTTACTAATCTGTCCGCCTGTTTGCAGAACTGCAAAACAGCGATGCTGGCCCAACGAAATGAAATGATATACGCGATGGATGAGGGTATCCCCTATCGCGAAACGTTGTGGGACCAATACCGGCCTGCACAATTTGAAGCCGCCGCGCGTACTGCAATCAAGGCTATTACCGGCGTGAAGCAAATCACGTCTTTTTCAATATCCCGCACAGGCAATGATTTTTACTATAGCGCGACAATAAAAACCGAGTGGGGAACAGGGGCCATAAACAATGAGCGAGCTTTATAATTACATTGAAGACACTGGCATTGTCATACCCGATACCGCAGATATAAAAACAGCAGTAGAAGCAGAATTTAAAGCGGCACTAGGCCAACAGATGTCAACTAACCCCGACTCTCCACAGGGCCGCCTGATCAGCGCCGAGGTCAGCGCCCGTCGAGCGGTTGTCATCAATAATGCAACGTTAGCGAATCAAATAAACCCTAATTTTGCCACCGGTATATTTTTAGATGGCGTCTGTGCGCTATTGGGGATCACGCGTAACAGCTCTGAAAAATCGGTCATACCGAGTGTCACATTGCGCGGTATTCCATTAACCGAGATTCGTGCGGGGTCAAGGGCCAGATCCAGCACTGGTGATATTTTTGTCAGTGCTAACACCGTGCTTTTAAATAGTGCCGGTATTGCGACCGTCGATTTTATCGCAGACGTTGCAGGGGGGGTGAGTTGTGCATCAGGGGCTTTAATCACTGTTATTGATGCTGTGCTCGGATGGGAAACTGTCTTCAATGATTATGCCGCTGTCGTCGGTAGCGGAGAGCAAAGCGATGTAGCGTTACGCTCAGAACGTAAACTGAGGCTGGCTAACCAGGGCATATCGACCGTAGAGGCACAAATCAGTGGTTTATATGGCCTCGCCGGTGTTCATTCATTATCGTTTCTTGAAAATATCAGTCATAACTTTGAAACCATTGATGGTATTTATATGAAACCACACAGCGTGTGGGCCTGTGTGCATGGCGGCGTTGATCAAGATATCGCGCGTAGCCTGTTGCAGAATAAAACCGATGGGGCTGCGTGGAACGGCGCAATATCGGTAACAGTGATAGAACCCAACGCCGATATCCCGTACATAGTCCTGTTTGACCGCCCGGCAGAAATCCCCATCACGGTAAAAGTGATTATGCGCAGCGCGCAGGGAACGATGGATCCAAATGTCGTTATTCCCAACGCGTTAATTGCATACGCAATGGGTAATCTGGATGGCGAACGGGGCTTTGTTACTGGCGTTGATGTCAGCCCGTTCGAACTGGCGGGCGCTATCAGCCTGGTTCACCCCGGCTTTTTTGTGCAGCAAGTTTTGATTTCACGCAGCGGCGAAGCACTGGCCAGCAACGAAATTACAATAATGAAAAATGAAGTCGCTACATTGTCAGAAGAGAACATATCAGTTGTGATTAACGTATAACGAGTTAAAAGCAATATCATTGAATATAGAAAGCTGCTTCGGCAGTTTTTTTATGGGCGCAATATATGTCAACGCAAATACCTGAAATAAATAGCAGCATGGATTTATTACGTAACATCATTTGGCAATATGACGGTAGCGAAGAAATACAAACGTTAATGCAGAAAAAGGAAGAATGGTACAACAAAGCGCATACCGAATTTTGGAATAACTGGTTCACTGATGTTTTTGATTTACGTACAGCGAATGATTTTGGCTTAAGTGTATGGGCTTTAATTCTTGGCGTTAATTTATTTATTCCTGAATGCCCCAACGTGGTTTTAACCACTGAACAAAAACGCCTGGTATGCAGACTGCGTTATTATCAATTAATTACGCGTTGCACCATTCCCGAAGTTAACGGGATCATGATGGATATGTTCGCGACTGAGAACGGCAAGGCTTACGCGCTCGATCCTAATGACATGTCGTCAATCATGTATGTATTCACTGAACAGCCAGCCAGCGCTGTAGCGTTGATACTGACCAAATATGACTTATTACCGCGTCCCGCAACCGTTGGCCTAAAGTTTCGTGTTATTCGCTATATTCCCTTTGGTTTCGGTCAATACTATCAAAACTTTGAACATGCCGGGTTTTGGGATGGCGGCGAACTGATTAATTACGGATGGCGCATTAACTTATTTTTTGACAATGATAGCGGCGTACTGCACGGGCAAATAGCATCATCTGACAGTACGATAGATTTATCGGGTATTGACGTCACGCTGTACTACACAAAATCAACGGGTGAGACATTTACACGTGAAGTCACGACGACTGCTGACGGGCTATTTACGGACCTTGTGAGCCGCTCCGGGTCTTACTCAATCATTGCAAAGACACAGATATTTACGCCAACTTGCACAGTAGATAATGTTGAATCAAGAAGCTACACGTTCACGTACTTAATTAGCGGTGCTGATGTGATGCTTAAGATTTACAACCCTGAAGCGCCGTTATTTAAATTAAACGACATTGGGGAAGTAATCACGATTGATTACGGCGATGGCGTAGACAGTGATGATTATCGTGTTGATAGCCAGGGATTGATTTATGCAACTCGCGCGTTGACTGCTGGGGTTACGTATAGAATAACAATAAAGCGTAGTAATAGCTGTGTGTTTTATCATTCATCATTGGCGTTTGAAAATAAAGTAATAGAAGTCATTAGCGCGTCAGGCAGCAGGCAGAGTATGGCTAACTCATTTACAGCTTGCACTGAGTTACAAGTAATACAGGCTGGGGCATTCGATTATTTGCCAAATGTCACTACGTTTAGTTTTGCGTTTAATGACTGCTTATCGCTGCAATTGATACCTGATAATTTATTTAAATATTGTACGCGCGTTGTTAACTTTAGTTATGTATTCTTATCTTGCGGGAGTTTGCAATATATACCTAATGGATTATTTGACTACAATCCATTAGTGACAACATTTCAGTTTGCATTTAGATTCTGTACGTCTCTTAAAGAAATCCCGGCGGGTTTGTTTGATAACAATACGTTCGTTACATCATTTAAAATCGCGTTCGGAAATTGCTCAAAAATATTAAGTGCGCCAACTGGGTTATTCGATAACGCACCGAATGCGACAATTTTTGAAAACGTATTTGTGGATTGTTTGCTTATGACTTCTGACATTAATGATATTTTCCCGCTTGCTAAATATAACGCAATTAAAGATTTGTGGTGGGCGTTTAACAATTGCCGGTTATTACGCGGCAGTGCGCTTACGTTTATAGATAAAGTGCCGAATGTAACAATCAAGACAAAGACATTTACGAATGCGTCTAGTTTGTCAGATTACAATCAAATACCCGCAGCTTGGAGGTAATAAATGGTATCGCTGGCAGTGATAAAAGAAAGGATAGATTACCAACAGACTGATGAGAATTTTATAAATTATCTCAAAATATTAAATATGAATGGTGTGATTGTTTTTAGCGAAAGTGACATATCAAAAAAGAGGGGGAAACTTTTCGCATCAAAGTATTTATATAATCAAATAATTTCAGTGTACGGCAATGCAACTCTGAAAAAGGAAATAAAAATTGGATAACAGATTTTTTAAAGTGCCGTTCGCGTCAAACGGTGACACGCAAACAATTCCAGATGAAACAGATAACGAGGGGTTTGTTAGTTTTAATGAGGGCTGGGGCGGGGACTACGAGCGCGACTTGAGGACAGACACCCGCGCCAAGCCGGTTGGTCGCAAAGAAATGAATTACGTATTAAATGCGATAACACGAAATATTCGGCAGTATCAAACTACGGGCTTTCCTGAGTTTATTACAGCGGCAGATAATAACGGGGCGGCGTTCGCGTACGGTACCGGCGTTGTTGTCATGTACAACAATACTCTCTATCTGTCACTTGTATCGAACAATGTAAGCGTGCCCGGATCTGATGAAAGTACATGGCAGGTATATATTCAGCGCGAAGCAACGGAAGGGGAAACCCTCGCGGGGGTGAGTGCGATTAGTGCGATCACGCCGCGACGATTAAAATTAAAAACGGATATCATTGAAAATAGTATTACTGATATTAGCAGTTCATTAAGCCGTGTCGGTAATCTGCAAGTTGCACAAGTCTATTTAGAGTCGTCTGGAGTTGTCACTTTAACTGTTCCGACTGACTGTGTGCAAATATTGCTCATTGGTCGCTACGTTACTGACGGCGTAGAAAGCCGGGATCGCTGGGATAGTACTATCTATGCGAATGGAGAGCTTGTTGATACGACGTCATTCTACGGGTTTGTGACTGGCGGCAGTGGCCACGGACACCACCGGCGGGAATTTCTACCTTTTAGTAAATTAATTGATATGCAAGTACTGGCAGGAGACCCAATTAATTTTCAATACACAAGCAATCGCAACAGTAATACAACATTCACAGTTTTCTACATTCAGGGCGTGAGTACTGAAGAGCCTGATCAGCCATCAACTATCATCATTTCACCTTTAAATAGCGTAATAAATGCGGGGACTAGCCAACAACTGATCGCAATGGTCCTGCCATCAAGTGCCGCCGCTGAATACCCTGTTGCGTGGCAAGTATCCGACCCGGCGCTGGGAACTATTGACAGCAACGGCAGGTATTCCGCAAATGTTGGAGCCAGCGGCACACAAAGCGTTATAGCTAGCGTTTCCACGGGACTGGCGTCCACAGCAATAATAACGCAACACATTTTTCTTACTGGGATCGAGTTCGGTGATGTTCCAGCAAATTTAGTCGCTGGGAATACTTACACAGTACCGATTACTTATACCCCCGCGAATTACACAGAGGCGATACTCACATCATCATCAGACTCAACGAGTGCGACATTATCAGCACTCGGAACGCTATCAATCAGTAACGCAGGTTCGACAACGTTATCGTTGGCTGGCGCAAATTCTGGTATCACAAAGTCAATAACGATTGTTGCTGTAGATAAAGAAACGCCGGATGTGTTTCTTAAAATTGAAAATAACTTATCTGATGTGTCGAGCATATCCGAGGCCCGAGAAAATCTTGGCCTGGGCGAGCTGGCAACTAAGGATTCGCTAACCGCTGGCGATGTAGGAGCTGTTCATATTGCTGATGTAGCGATAGTTGCAGAGTTGGATTTAAACAGCATGACGGGGCCGGGGGAGTACTTTCAAAACATATCGAGCAACGCTCTACTGAGTTTAAATTATCCGATCAACGTTGCAGGGGCGTTAAAAGTCTATGGAACGGGGGTAGACGCTATTGGGTGCCGACAAGTGTACATGCCCTATAACTCAACTTCTGAGTACAGGCGCTACGCGTACGGGGATCCGCTAGTGTTCTCTGCATGGATTGAGAAATAAAAAACCGGGCTTAACTGCCCGGCCTATTCATTCATATTGGGTTTGATGTTTTGGTGATAACGCGGGAATACGGGGGGGGATCGCGGTGATTTTTGAGGTCAAAACGGACAGGTAAGTTATTGATGTATAATGACTGAAATGTTGTGTTTTGTCGTATAAAGTCGCATGTTTATTGAACGCTTATTTCAATATCTAATTGATATATAGAATAATTATTTATTTTTCACGTCCTTTAGCAAGAATAAGGCGTACGGTCATAATTAGGTTGCTGCCATCTAGGTAAAAAAGAGCGATATTGTCTGAGTATGTGCTAGAAAATGCAAACTATCACGCACAGATGAGGGAATGATT